CATCGAATCCGTACATTGAGCCGGCAGAGATTGAAGCGGCTAAACGTGACTTGCCTGAGATGATATTCAGACAGGAGTATCTGGCAGAGTTTATTGACGACGCCGGCGGAGTATTCAGGCGGGTACAAGAGGCTGCTGTTTTAGAGCCAAGAGAATATGAGGAAGGCAAGCAGTACATTGCAGGCGTTGACGTTGCGGCAAGTGTGGACTTTACAGTCGTTACGGTGCTGGATGCGGAAACGAAAGAGATGGTCTACCTGGATAGATTCAACCGCGTGGATTACCCGGTGCTGATTGACCGGTTGGAAGCGGTCTACAACCGCTATCACCTGACTTCGATGGTTGTGGAATCGAACAGCATCGGACGGCCGGTGATTGACGAGTTGGTGGCGCGTGGATTGAATATTGTGCCGTTCACGACCACCAGCGCGACAAAGCAATCAATTATTCAGAACTTGCAGGCAGCCTTTGAAAATGGGCAAATTTTAGTCTTGAACGACCAAATACTGGTCGGGGAATTATTGAGTTTTGAGAGCAAGCGTAATGCTTCCGGTGGGTTTAGTTATTCAGCACCTGACGGGATGCACGATGACTGTGTTTTATCTTTAGCAATCGCATGGCACGGAGCAACCAGCGCTGGCGTTATTTTGTGGATGGATTAACAGGAGTATCTATGGCAGAAACTTACAAGGCAATAACAAACATTCCTGGCTGGGTAGACCTCCTGACAAGTGACGGCGTGCCTGATTCTATTGCGGCGTTGTATTCGCGTGTGCCGATCCTGTACCGCGCCATCCAGTTGCGCTGTGACGCTTTATCGACCGTTCCGTTCCGGCTGGTGAAAGGCGAGAGTGAGGTCGAGTGGCAGTACCCGACTTCGCTGTCACGCCTGCTTTGGCAGTGGGAAGCTGGCTTGCTATTGCGAGGGGCAGCGTACGGTGAAATCATTGCGAACAAGAGCGGGATCAGGAAAGACATCCAGTATCGCAATCCGTTTGACATGAACGTGCAATACATGAAAACCGGCGAACTGGTGTTCAAGCAGAACAGCAGTGGGGCGACATGGACGAACGACCTACGGGCTGGCAAGTATGAAATGCTCTACATTGCCGAATATGACCCGACTCAAGACATTCTGCCGGGCGTGGGTGCTGGTAGGGCTTCCACAGTTGACGCGAAGTTGCTCTATGCTTTGAGCAAGTTTCCGGAAGTGTACTTTGAGGGTGGGGCAATGCCGGTCACACTGTTAGGTATTGACACGAACGTCCCGAACGAGATCGAGCGCATTCAGGACTGGTTCAGGCGTTCTGCTACCACGATTCGCAATGCGTTCCGGGTGTTGGGTGTGAGAGCGGGTTCTATCCAGCCGACCACACTTACTCCGCTATTGAAAGACCTGGCATTCATCGACTTATCCGAGATAAGCAAAAAGAACATCGCGATGGCATTCGGCATCAAGCAGACCATGCTTGACAGCGAAGCGGCAAACTACGCAACCGCACAGGAAGACCGATTGAGTTTCTACGAAGATACGATCAAGCCGCGTTTGCAGCTTTACGAAGACGCGTTGAACGAGCAGTTGTTTGCACGTGACAAGATAAAACTTGAGTTCCAGTTGAACGAACTTGACATCTTCCAGGAAGACGAGAACGAGCGAGCCGATGTGCTGAACAAATTGACGGCATCCGGCTTACCGACCCGCCTTGCGCTTGACCTGGCTGGGTTTGTGTTGAGCGAAGAGCAGGAAGCGGAAACACAGCCGGAAGACGAGCAAACGGCAGAACTCCGCAAGTGGCAGCGAATGGCAGAGAAACGCGTCAAGGAAGGCAAGCCTGTCCGTGAGTTTGAAAGCACGATTATCGAACCGAGTTTGCATGGAGCAATAAGTGGGGCGTTGGAAAACGTGAAAACGGTGGAAGATGTCAAAAGAGTCTTCGAGTGGAGCGTGTACCCGTGATTGACCGCTTTGAGATCGAGCGCAAGTTAGGGCGGGTGCTCTCGCGTGAGTTTCAGTCTGAACTCGATAAGCTGATGGGCTATTTAGGCGACCCGCCGGACTTGAATAACGTGCCGCATTCCTACTGGCAGAACGGCTGGAAACGCATTCAGAACCAGGTCGAGCCGATTCTGGTTGACTCCTACATCGAGAGCGCATTGGCATTGGCAGGTGGAATCGGCATGGGCATTGACTGGGATTTAGTCAACACGGAGGCTTCTAACTGGGCACGCACGAATTTAGAGAGCCTTTTGCAGAAGATATTCCAAAAGAATTATGAGCACGTCAACGAACTTATCCCACGTTATTTCGAGGATGGCTGGACTATCAAAGACCTTACGCGTGAGTTGGAACGCTATTACTCGCCTGTCAGGGCAGAAATGATAGCGGTGACTGAAACAACCCGATCTGTGGTACAGGGGGAACGGGAAGCGGTTTGGCAGATGCAAAAAGAGAGCGGCTTGCGAATGGTCCCGATTTGGCTGACAGCGCGGGATGACCGCGTTTGTCCGATTTGTGGACCGAGGCATAAGCAGGTGATTGAAGGGTCAAACTTTCCACCTGCTCACCCGCGCTGCCGATGTGGGGTGGCTTATGAATATCCGAAGGAAGGGCGCTAATGGCAGTTTCCATCCAAATTGAAGGGCTTGAGAAGCTGACAGCCGGGCTGACGAAGTTGGAACAATTGACCCGTGTCAAGGCTGAAGTCCAGAACGCTGGGCGTTTTGTTCAGGGCAAGTTGCGCGAATATCCCGTCAAAGTGCCAATGCCGAACCCACTTATTCGAGCAAACGACAAAGTGAGGCGCGGTTTCTTCTATCACTTGAAACATGGCGGAATCAGCGTTCCTTACAAGCGCACAACCAACCTGGCTGATAAGTGGGCGGTACAAGCGAGAGACGGCGGATGGACGGCTGTGGTTGGGAACAATGTCGGATATGCACAACTGGTACAAGGTCCAAAACAGACATTCCAGCACCGGGCAAGCGGCTGGTTGACGGTAACACAGGCAGCGTCGGTTTACGCTCCGAGAGTTCAGTACATGGTACGGACGGCATTAGAGAAAGAGGTGGCAAGTGTCTGATAAATTGACGTTGAAAATCGCAAGCAATGAAAACATCGAGCGTGACGCGGTTGAAACAAAACGCTTGAAAGCAGATGTGGATTACAGCCTGATTGATTGGCGCGTTTTGGGCGTTCCTTACGGGGGTCCAATCAAAGGGCGTGACATGGACGGCGAATGTTTCACCGAGCAGACCGACATTGTGCTGAACGTTGGCGACAAACGACCTGTGACCTACTATCACGGCTTTGGACCTGATGACCCGCAAGAGAAGCAAACCCCGCCTGTGATTATTGGTGAAGCGACCTACACAGGCAAAGACGCACGCGGTCACTGGTTCGACCTGGCTTTGGACGATGAAGAAGAACTGGCATTGCGTTTACTGGCTGCGGGCGTGGATGGCGTGAAAGCGTCAAGTGGGGCGGTATCTCATTTAGTGAGAAAAAGTGCGGGTGGAATTATTGACGTGTGGCCGGTTGGTGAACTGGCTTTATTTGACACGAATGAATGGCGAAAACCGGCGAATGAGTTTGCCGTTATCGAAGCGAAAGCAGAAGTCTTTACAGAGGCGATCCCGGAGGTCGAAGAGACGGTGGATGCGGTTGAGGACGAAGCGGAAGCAATCACAATCAAAACACTATTACCAGATCAAGAGGAGATCAAAATGGAAGACATGGAAAAAGAGGTTGTTCAGGAACAGCCTGTTGAAGAAAAAATTGACTTGAAAGCCGAGATGGAAAAGGTTCGCAAGTCGATTGTTGACGAATTGAGAAGCGAGCGTGGGGAAGCCAAAGGCTCATTCACCGTCATTCCCAGTCTTGGTGAAAAAGACGAGATGAAGGGCTTTATGCACTACATCCGCACCGGGCAGGAAAACAGCACCATGCGGGCGTTGAAAGCGTCCAACGACACCGACATGAACATCGGTACTGCCGCAGACGGCCAGTATCTCGTGCCAACTGGTCACTATCAGAACGTGATCACCCGGCGCGATGAAGCCGCTCTGTGGAGCAAACTGGGTGTGACCGAGATTCCGGGCGTTGGTACAACCGTGAACGTGCC